AACCGCCGCAGCCTATAGCGAAGACGGAGCTACTTGGGTTGCTGCAACACTCCCGTCTTCTGAGAATTGGCGAGCAACCTACGGAGAAGGGAGATTCGTTGCGGTTGCTCAAAGCTCAACCGCAGCAGCCTATAGCGAGGACGGAGCAACATGGATTTCCGCTTCACTTCCGTCTTCGCAGAATTGGATTTCCGTAACCTACGGAGAGGGAAGATTCGTTGCGGTTGCTGGTGGCCCGTCAACATCCGCAGCATATTTAGAATATACGAAAACGCTGACATGGGCATTAACCACGCAACCAAACTCCACTAGTTGGAGTTCCGTAACCTACGGAGAAGGCAGATTCGTTGCTCTTGGTGGGCTGTATTTCGCGCACAGCAATGACGGAGTAACTTGGGAAAATGTTCCTGCATTATTTGCTAACGTTACTGATTGGCAATCCGTTACCTACGGAGAGGGAAGATTTGTTGCGGTTGGTGGCGTTGGCGGGGGCGCGGAGCCCCCGTATTCACCATCGAAACTCGCAGCATACAGCGAAGATGGAGTGACTTGGGTTTCAGCAACAATGCCATCTTTGCAGAGTTGGACCTCCGTAACCTACGGTGAAGGTAGATTTGTTGCTGTTGCTGCTGCAAATACAAACAAAGCAGCCTATAGCGAAGACGGAGTGACATGGGTTGCTGCAACAATGCCGTCTTCTAGTTATTGGAGGTCCGTAACCTACGGAAAAGGTAGGTTTGTTGCGATTGATTATTTAACAAACAAAGCAGCCTACAGTGAAGACGGAATAACTTGGGTTGCTGCGACATTGCCCTTTTCTGAGTATTGGAGGTCCGTAACCTACGGAGATGGGCGATTTGTTGCGGTTGCTTCTGATACAAACAAAGCAGCCTATAGCGAGGACGGAATAACTTGGGTTGCTGCAACAATGCCATCTTTGCGTTATTGGAGGTCCGTAACCTACGGAGATGGGCGATTTGTTGCGGTTGCTGAAGTAACTTCTAGCGCCGCATCTAGCAAAGATGGAATAACTTGGTTACTGGCAGCTTTACCGTCTTCTGCGAATTGGCAATCCGTTACCTACGGAGAAGGAAGGTTTGTCGCCGTTGCTTCTGGCTCAAAATCCGCAGCCTACACAATATAGTTAAATTCCAAGAAAAACCGGTCTCCGCGTCTTTGGTTCCGTTTCCCTCCGAACCGCTCCAGTAAAGACTCGGAGAGCCGCCCGATTTGACAGTCTGCCGCTCCTCGAGCGGCATGAAACTTTTCCTCGATCAAAAAAACCGGCGGTTCGTTAAAAGCGCCGCGAGCAATGTCGCGCTCCAGACGCTCGTCTTAAAACGCCGCGACCAAGTCCCCATTGAAGTCATCTTCGTTGAGAACGGCGTCGCCATCTCCGCGATCCCCGGCACTCAGACCACCGTCGCGCTCAAGTCCTCCTTCTCCGACTCCAACTTTCTCGCTCTGGCGGCCCACGGCCAAACCATCCTCGATCTCAATACCCAGCCGGTCGAGGCCGCCTTCTCCTCGTCCCCCGACAGCATCGCCGCCTACCTCGAGGTCAAGTGGACCGCTCCGAGCCAAGCCCTCCGCACCGCCACCCTCCAGGTCGAAATCCAAAACTCCGTCATCCTCGGCACCGAAGGCACCCCCGCCGCAGTTCCCGACGGCAAAGCCACGCAGGCCGAAGCCGAAGCAGGCACCGACAACGACAAGTGGATGACCCCCCTGCGCACAAAGCAAGCGATCGCCTCCTTCAACACTTCCGCAGGCATCGGCTTCATGCCAGCCCCGACCGCGCCATGAGCCAGCAACTCGTCCGTTTCATAAATTTCGGCATCGACCCGCAGGCTCCGCAAAAGCCCGACCACGGCCGCCGACTCTATCTCCTCCCCAACGGAGACTTTGCCACCATCGACTCGACCGGCACCGTCACGCCGCTCGCCACTGATTGGGACAGCATCACCGGCAAGCCCACCGAGTTCCCACCCGAGCCTCACCTCTCCAGCAAGATCACCGACTTCGCGGCCGCAGTCGTCGCCGCCGCGCCGCCGACAACTAACGCCTCGCTCCTCACCACCGGCACTCTGCCAGATGCCCGCCTCGCCGCCACCATCGCCCGCAGTGCGGATCTCACGACGGAGCAAAATGCACGAGTCTCCGGAGATGCCGCGCTCTCGACGCGGATCGATTATCTAACCGCGAATCTGGACCCTGCCGCGCTTGATTCCATCGCCGAAGCAGCCGCCAGCATTGGTTCCCTTCAAACCCAGATCGACGGAAAATCCCCCATCGGCCACACACACGACGCCACCGAGATCACCGGCCTCTCGAGCTACATCATCGCATCGGCCCCAGGCCTGCAAATCAACACCACCGTCCGCATCGGCAACGGCGTTGCCACCACCTTCTTGATCGACGGCCTGGTTAGCAGCGACCCCGAGCATGTCCTCGTCGCCCTCAACGGCGTCACGCAAACCCCCGGCACCGACTACCTCGTTTCGGAAGCCACCGGCACGATCACATTCGACGAGCCGCCCGCCAGCGGAATGCAAATCTCCTGCACCGCCCTCGGCCTCCGCACCGTCCAGCCCCCGATCGACCCGACCCTCTACCTCTACGCATTCGACATCAGCGCCGACGGCCTCACCACCTACAGCGGACGCCTCCTCAACACCAACCGCCCTGCCGCGCCATCCCTGCCCGAGACCGCCAATACCTGGACCATCCGCCGCTCCACCCTCTCCGCCGCCGGGCGGATCCTCGCCACCGCCTCAGCCACCGGCTCGTGGGCTAACAGGGAGACCCTCGTCTACGCATGACAACGATCACCGAATCCAACATCACGCAGACGCTCGACCTCTCCGGATTCGACCTCACGCTCCCCGCCGTTGTCGTCGAATACCCGACACGCTCCGCATTCCCATCAAGCGGAAAACCAGACCGCCTCTACATGGCCCTCGACGAGGGCATGCCCTACCGCTGGAGCACCACCGCAAGCGCCTACGCGTCGCTAATCGGAATGATCGACGGCGGCAATTTTTGACACTCACCCCACCCACGAACACCAACACCTAACCCATCACCACCATGCCTCAAGTTATCAAACTAAAACGCGGTTCTGGAATTCCCGTCTCCTTGCAGAACGGGGAAGCCGGTTTCGACACCTTAAACAAGGCCCTCTACATCGGCACAGCCGAGGGGGTCTACGACCTCGCGGGCGTCAATTACGCGAAGAAAACCTTCGTCAATGACGCGGTAGAAGCTGAAGCCGACCTGCGCAGCGCAGCGGATTCGACGCTCACCTCGAACCTCAATGCCGAAATCTCCCGCGCCCAGGGCGCCGAGAGCGATCTCGCTGATGACATCGCAGCCGAGACTTCAGCGCGCCAATCCGCGATCAGCTCCGCCGTTTCCACTCTGGAAGCCGCCGACCTCGTTTTGGACGGTAAGATCACCGTCGAGAAAGGCCGCATCGATGCGATCCTTGCGCTCTCGGATAGCGACAAAGACTCCCTGAAAGAAATCGTCGATCTCATCCAGTCGATCGACACAGAGAACGACGCGACCCTCGCTGGCTATGTCACGAGCAACAACGCCGCTCTGGCGACTGAAGTCACGAACCGCACGAATGCCGACACAGCCTTGGGCCTGCGCATCGACGGAGTCGAGACCGCAGCGACCGCGTTGACCACTCGCGTCTCCGCAGCGGAGCAAGACATCATCGACGAAGAAGCCGCGCGCATCGCCGCAATTTCCGCCGAAGCCGCTTCACGCGCATCGGATGTGTCCGGCCTCGAGTCCGACATCGCCGCAGTCCAGACCAATCTCGATTCGGAAAGCTCGACTCGCGCGACAGCCGACACCTCGCTCTCCAACCGCATCACGGCCCTCGAAGGAGCCAGCGCAGACTCCCGCCTGGACGCAGTCGAGGCCGATGTCGCCGACCACGAGACCCGCATCACTGCCCTCGAGACGACCATCGACGGCGGCAGCTACTAACCAGCCCACCAACCCCGGCGGGGCGCTCAAATAGCGCCTCGCCACGCGGGGGGTCAAAACTCCGCAAAACAAAAACCGCCACATGGCAAACCCACAAATCATCCCAAAACGCAGCACGGTCTCCGGGCGCATCCCGAACACGACCGACCTCGCCCTCGGCGAGATTTGCGTGAACCACGCAGACCGCCGCCTCTACACGCGCAACCCCAGCACGGGAGAGGTGTATAAATTGGCCGGAACCAAAGACGCCCCCGACCGCGTCTGGGCATTCGACCTTTCCGCCGACGGCACCACCACCTACCTCGGCTTCCTCCTTTATTCGGAATTTCCGTCCACCGGCTCGGTGTATGACAGCGCCAACTGGGAAATCTCCCGCACCATTTTCAACGCCTCCGGCACCACATCCAGCGAAAGCTCCGCCACCGGGCAGTGGAGCAACCGCACCTCACTGACTTTTTCTTAAAACTTAATTCTTAAAACTTAAAACTTTTATCCATGATCGCCACATCCTCCGGCAAACCCATCCTCGCCACCGACCGACTCCTCGGGCGCTCCACCTCCGGCACAGGCCCCGCCGAAGAAATCTCCCTCGGCACCGGGCTCTCGCTCGCCGGCGGCACGCTGAACGCCTCCGCGCAAACCACCATCGGCACCAGCGCCGCCGATGTCCTCTCCATCGCCGCTGGCGAGATCACCGCAGACGACCCCGGAGCCGACCGTCTACTCTTCTGGGACGAAAGCGAAAACAAGCTCACCCACCTCACCCTCGGCACCGCGCTCTCGATTTCCGGCACTACGCTCAACGCAGATTCCGGCACACAGAATTACACGCAGAATTATTATCTCTACAGCAAAACCCTCGCCCGATTCACCCCCCGCGAGAACCAGCCCCCCGCCACCGCATTCGCCACTCTCGACACGCGAAACTCCATCGCAGTCCTCGATTTCGACGCCGCTACCGACGAATCCGCCATTTTCTCCGGAGTCATCCCAGAAAATGCCAACCTCGCCTCCGGCCTGCAAATCCGCCTCGCCTGGATGGCCACCTCCGCCACTTCTGGCAACTGTCGCTGGGGCGTGCAAATCGAGCGCTGCACCACCGATCTCGATGCCGACTCCTTCGACACCGCCACCGAGGCCACCGGAGCCGCAAACGGCACGAGCGGCATCGCCACCATCACATCCATAACCGTCACCGCCATCGACGGCCTTACCGCAGGCGACACCTTCCGCATCAGAGTCTTCCGCAACGCGGACGATGCCACGAACGATACAATGACAGGCGATGCCGAGCTGATCGCCGTCGAAGTAAGGAGCGCGGCTTGATATGGCACGGGCATTTGTTCCAAGCCAAGAAATTTCTGGCACGACGACTGTTGCAAAAAATCTAACCAATTTTTCTATGGCGGGATGGATTAGGCGACCCGCCAGCGCAACACACCAAGCGTTCGGCTTTAACGAAAATCCAAACCACAGGACAATGATCATACATTTTACTGACAATGTTGTGTATTTTTTATTAGCCAACGGCGCTAATACTCTTGGGTTTATTACTCAAAATGTTACCGGTTGGAACCATTTGGCTTTAATTTTTAATGGGGAAGGCGTGGGAAATGCGGCGCGACTAACTGCATACTTAAACGGCGCCGCGTTGACTCTTTCATTTACAGGCACAATACCATCAACTACAAGCAATAATGTTTTTAATGAAACACTGAGAATCGGTCGAGCAGCAACATCTAGCCCTCAATATTCCACAGGCGACTTTGCCGAACTCGGAATGTGGCAAGCCACGCTGACCGCCGCCGAAATCGCCTCTCTCGCCAAGGGGATGACCTGCGACAAAATCCGCCCGCAGTCCCTTGTCTACTACACCCCGCTTATCCGCGACATCCAAGACCTCGCTCGCGGAATGACACTTACCAACACCGCCTCCACCGTCGCCAACCATCCAAGAATCTACCCATGAACCTCTACAAAAATACAAACACACTCGAACTGCGCGAACTCCCTGAGAGCTACATCGCCGCCCTCATCGCATCCGGGAACCCCAAAGCCGAGCAGTGGCAACCAGCCCCTCCCAAGCCAAGCGAGGAGTCGATCTGGCAAGACGGCCAATGGATCACGCCAGCCGCTCCCACTTACACCGCCGAGGCATGGACCGACTCCCAAGGCTACGGTGGCAACCGCTCCACCACGATGCTCTACCAAAAGCTCCGCCTCGACGCCTCCGCGAAATCCTCGCCCAAGCTCGTTGCAGTCCAAGCCTGGCTCGACGGCATGATCGCCAGCGGTCTTGCCCCAGCTGCTAGCAACTGGCCCGCCGCCCCGCACTCTTTTGAGGCAACGCTCACCGAAACACTCACCATCCTCAACTCCTAACGAACAACCACCATGGCCAACGAACTCAACATCGCCCTCTCAACCGGGCTCACCGTCACCGCCCAAGCCTACACCGCCGGAGCCGCCAGTGGCAGCCCCATTTCGCTCTCCGAAGTTGGAACCTCCGGCTTCTACAGCGGCAACATGACCGGCAGCGCAGGCACCTACCAACTGGTATTCTTCTCGGGAGGAGCCACCGTCGGCACCGGCCAGATCAACTGGAGCGGCACCGCCGAAATCCCCTTCTCGACCCTGACCACAGCCGACATCCCGAGCGCTGCGATCTCTGCCATCCAGGCCAAAACCGACAACCTCCCCAGCGATCCCGCAGACCAAAGCCTCGTCGAGTCCGCCATCTCCGCCCTCTCGATCCCGACCGTGGTTCAGATTCGCACCGAGCTAGATTCCAACTCCACCAAAATGGCGAACCTCGACGCAACGATCTCCAGCCGATCAACCCTCACGACCGGCGACCTGCCAAGCGTGCCAAGTGCCGCTTCGGTAGCCTCCGCCGTCCGCACCGAACTGACCGAGCTTTCTAATCTGGATGCCTCGGTTTCTAGCCGACTGGCCTCGGCCTCTTACACCGCGCCAGCCAACTCCGACATCTCGGCAATAAAATCCAAAACCGACAACCTCCCGGCCTCGCCCGCAGCGGTCTCCGACATCCCCACCACCGCGCAAATCTCCTCCGCCGTGGAAGGCAGCCTTCTTGACGAGAACGACGGCCAAGCCGTCCTCAACGCCATCGTCGGAGCCATCGGGAATCAAAATGTGGACGAAATCGCCCTCGTCGCGGCCATCCGCGCCGACCTCGAGCGCGTCGGTGGAAAAATCGACAGCATCCCCACCGATGCCGCTCCGAGCGCAGCCACCGTGGCATCAGCCGTCTGGTCCGCAAGCACCAAGGAAATCACCGGCGGCACGGTCACAACATTGACCAACTCGCCCGATGTCCCCACCGAGGCCGAAATCGCCGCCCAAGTCCGCACCGAGCTTTCTGTCGAACTCGGTCGGATCGACCAAGCGATCAGCACCCGCCTCGCGGCCAGTGCCTACACTGCGCCGAGCACTCCGCCAACAGCCGCCGCCATCGCCGACGAGGTGCGCGTGGAACTCGCCAGCGAACTCGCCAACCTCGACGCCCCTGTCAGTGGCGCGACCGCTCCAAGCGCCGCCACGGTCGCCAGCCAAGTCCGCACCGAACTGACCGCCGAACTCGCCAAGGTCCAAGCCCTCAACACCGAGCGCCTCGCCAATGTGGCGACGACTGCGATTGTGGGGAATCTTTTAGCTCAGGCTAATAGCTAAGATGTCCACGGAAACCGTCCGCAATCGCCCCGGCGTTCGCCTCTCCTTCGGGGAGGCCATCGCCGTCGGCGCGTTGCTCCTCACGATCTTCTCAGCCTCCCAAGCATGGCTCATCCTTCCCGAGAAGGTCCACCGCGTGGAAGCCGACAACGAGCGCCAAGAAGCCCGCCTCCGCCAAATCGAAAGCATCGCCAGCGAGCGCGCCGAGACATTGGCTCGCATCGATGAGCGCACCAAGCGGATCGAAGCCGCTTTGACACCTCCGCCCATCCGATGAAAACCCTGATCTCACGGCTCAAGGAGCCGTCCACCATTCGCGGCCTCTGCATCCTTCTCGGGCTGGTAGGCATCAACCTGGAGCCCGAAGCGGTCAACGCCATCACCAGCCTCACGATCGCCGCCCTCGGAGCCATTGAGATTTTCCGAAAGGAAAAATGATCAACCCCTCGAAGATTGCGGCGGCCATGATCATCGCCGCTTTTCTTTTTCTAGCTTTGGCTCTCCTCACCGGGTGCTCGAGCTTCGGCCCGCTCACTTTCTCGCTCGAGAGCGACTATGGCCGCTTTAGCTACCAACTCCCCGAGCTTCCAGATCGCACCCTCCGCGACAAATGAT